GTGAACGGTGCAGTCGGCGAACTCGCCACCGCAGACGTCACGTTCCCAATCTCGGGCGGAATCACCAAGAGCGTCGGCGCCTAGTTCTAATCACTTCACCCTGCGGAGGTAATACATGAAGATTGCACTCATTGTCCGAACGACAACGGAGTCACGCAAAGCATTGTGTGAGTTTGCCGACTTCGTCAAATACGAAGAAGTCCACAACGTCTCAATGGCAAACATTGAAACAAACTTGAAGACCCGCGACCTTGCATGGTTTGCATGGCATTCAGAGAAGCGTCGCAAAGTCACGGCACTGAACTTTGATGATTGGTGCGGCACCATTGAAGGCATCGACATTGACACGGGTGAGGAACCGATAGTCCCTTTGGGGAGCAGTCAGCCCACTGGTTGATCGCCTACCTGGCGGTTGAGACGGGCATCGCCCCGTCGGTGTTGCTGACAGAGTCACCGAGAATGCTTTACACGATGAGCGCATACTTGCGTTGGAAGCATGTGAAGCAGAATCCGAACACGACCTACAATCGTTGACATGGCTTTATCATCATCATCAAGTGGCAAAGTCACCATCGGTCGTGGTGCTGAGGTCGCATTCATTGCACCAGGTCTCCTTCAGTTCTTGAAGGAAGCATCACAAGCATCGGATCGGTTCAACGGCGAGATGCGCAAAGCAGCTCAACAAGTTGCCCAGGTTGTTGTCGACCGGGCGAAGGTGAACGCCAATCAGCAACCACCGCACGGCAAACCCAGAGAAGGTTCCTCTGGCCATTCTCAGGCCAGCCAAGTTGTCAGAGGGTTGCGTGCTCGAAGCGACCGTATCCCCACCATCAAGCTTGATGGCAAGCGTGGCTATGTGTCGGCGTCAAGGACTAACCGCAAACGCAAGCAGCCGGTGACGATGGGGCAGGTGTTCTTCGGTGCCGAGTTCGGTGGCCGTCGTCGTAAGAACACGCAACAGTTCTTGCGTCACCGTGGCCGTCAGGGCTACTTCTTTTGGCAGGCCGTGCGAGACAGCAAAGGCACCATCGCCACCGAGTATTTGGCAGCCATTGACACGGTTCTCAAGAAGCTTGCTCCTGGGGCTGACTGACGCTACGCTGACATCCGAGGAGCCCGCCATGTTTCCTGAAATACAGTTAGACAACGTCCGTGCTGTCCGCTTTGACTTCGTCAAGGCAGTCGTCCCGAAGCCACTCGCAGAGTCGTGGGCGCATCTGTCATCGCAGTTGCTTGTCAGCAAAGAGACACGCAAGAAAGACCGTCGCGCACTCTGGTCGCCAGTCATCTACGCACCCGGCACCACCCGAGCCAACCGCAACGTTGACGCCGTGACATGTCTGGTGATTGACATGGACGGTGAAGCCTTCGACCATGCACGTCTGGATGGCTTGGAATACATGGCGTACACCACCTGGTCGCATCGCCCAGGTGATGAGCATTGGCACTTGGTGCTGCCACTCAAAGACCCTGTGCCAGCAGATCGTTGGGCTGAGGTGTGGACTTCGTTGCATGAACGCATCAACGTCGTTGGCGACCCTGCGACCAAAGACCCGGCACGAATCTTCTACCTGCCACAACATCCGCAAGGCTCAACACCAAGTCGTCGTATCGGCCACGGTGCGCTGCTTGATGCCGGGTTGGGTGAGGTGTTCATTGCACCACGGTTGCGTGTTGCTCGGATGCCGAAGGCTGCACAGAACTCGAAGCGTCACTATGCGTTGACCGAGGAGTGGTGGACTGAACCTGCCGACTTGTCGCGGTTTGTTGGGTTGACCCAAGATCAGGTTCATAGTCGTCTCCGTGCCGAGTGGCGGGAACTCACAAAAGACATCGTTCGCTAACAAGTAGAATCGGCAGTCATGGCCGTTACACGTGACTTCCTAGTCAAGCTCTTTGCCGACCCGAAGCAAGTCATCTCGGCGTTCAAAAAGGTTGCAGGCGAAGCCAACGATACGTTCGGCAAACAAGGACTTGGCGGCAAGCTCACAAGTCTGCTGCCTTCATTCAAGACGGTTGCGATTGCAGGCACAGCAGCGTTCGGTGCTGTCACCGCTGCGGCAGGGTTCGCTATCAAGGCCGCTGCTGAGGATGCCGAGTCGCAAGCCCGTCTTGCTCAGGCGTTGAAGAACACGTTTGGTGAGTCTGAGGCGTTGGTTGCTGAGACCGAAAAACTGATTACTCAGTTCTCAAAGAGTGCTGCGGTTGCCGACGACCAGTTGCGTCCAGCCTTCGGCACACTCGTCACCGCTACGGGTGACTTTGCTCAGTCGCAGAAGTTGTTGTCGTTGGCGTTGGACATCTCTGCCGGTACGGGCCGTGACTTGGAATCGGTGACGATTGCATTGGCTCGTGCCAGCCAGGGCACGTTCACACAGTTGACCAGGTTGGGCGTGCCACTTGATGCTGGCGCAGTCAAAGCCAAGAACTTTGCTGCGGTCACTAAACAACTCGGTGAAGCGTTTGAAGGGCAAGCGGAAGCAAAAGCCGATTCGGCTGCTGGTCGGTTCCGTGCGTTCGGTATTGCGGTTGACGAACTGAAAGAACAGTTCGGCACATTGCTGCTGCCCACGGTCATAACATTCACAGACTTCCTCACGAACCGACTCATCCCTGCAGTCTCACTTGCCGTTGACCAGTTCAGAAGTTCAGGAGTGAAGGCAGGTTTGGCATTCTTTGTCGCTGCGTTCGGAGAGGCAGGCAAGGCCGTTCTTGTTCAGATCGAAGCGATTGGTCAAGGCATCTTCTCGTTCTTGGGAAATGTCGTAAGTGCGTTGAGGCCGTTGTTTGCGGCAATAGATCTTGTTCGTGCTTTTCTTGCGTTTGGGAAACCAATCGTCTCGATTGAAGGAATGATTCAACAAGCCAGCGACGGCATGGCTGCTTCGTTCGCATCGTTCGGTGCGCAGGTGGATTACGCCTCAAAGAAACTTGACATCATCAGCAAAGGGCCGATGGATACCGTTGAACGTAAGTTGGCTGCCGTCACCGCCAACGCCAAAGGTTCTAGGACTTCACTCGAAGACTTCGGTGATGAGGCTGGCAAGACCGGTGGCAAGGTCAAAGATGCTGGCGACAAAATCAAGACTGTTGAGCAACGCCTCTCCGAGTTCACGAGCGCATCAAAGAAAGCGAAGTCGGCTTCGGATGCGTTCGGTCGCAGTCAGAAGAACGTGGAGAAGGCGCAACTCTCCGTTGATGACGCCACCCGAGCGGTGGCCAAAGCCCAGCAAGAACTCTTGGCTGCCCAGCAAGGTGGCAGCCCTGCCGAGATTGAGGCTGCTCAACGCAAAGTGGCCGCTGCCGAACGTGGCTTGGCGCGATCCAAGTTCGGGGTTGAAGAGTCAATCATTGCGGTCAAGGATGCTGAGAAGGCACTTGCCGCTCTTCGTGCCAACCCAGAAGCATCGGCAGAGGAAATACGCAAAGCAGAAATTGATTTGGCTGAAGCACAGTTTGATGTCGCTGACGCTCAGGACAGTTTGATTGACCAGACCACAGACTTGGAAGAAGCGCGCCGTCTCCTACGCATTGAGACCGTCGGCCTCCGTGAAGGTGACGAAGAACTGGTGCCATTCCAAGATGCGGTCACGACGGCACAGATTGCTGGCAAAGAAGCGGTTGATGAACTGACCCAAGCAATCGCAGACCAGGCAGAAGAGTTGAAGGAATACACAATCGCGTTGGCTGAACTTGCCAAGGTGCAGGCGTTGTTCCCGAAAATCTCGGCTGCCAACCCGGTCACCGGGTTGGTGCCAGTCGTACCTGCTGCCAGTTCGCAAGGCAACGGCGGCGGTGGCTACGGGGACGAGTTACGCAATGTACGCATCACCGTTGACACGGCCATTGTGAATCCGTTGCAGGTTGCGCAAGAAGTTCAGGACTATCTCGACTTGTTGGCGCGTTCTAACGGTCTTTACGCGGTCTAACCGATGGCCAAGACAGCGTTATGGGGTCAGACCTACAAGATTCTGTTGGACACTGGGCTTCTCCAGGATGCGTTCACACTTGATACTTCAACGCTCAACGGCACCGATGTGCTTGATGGGAGCACAGATTTTGCTGATGTCACCGAATACGTGCTCAGCGTAGGAATCCAGCGTGGTCGTTCAAACCAGTTGAACTCCATGAACGTCGGACAAGCAACTATCGTCCTGGATGACAAAGCCTCAGGTCGTTCGTTTGACCCAGCCAATACCGCATCCCCATACTTCTTGGGAACTTCTGGTATCGCTCCACGACACTTCGTGCAAATCTATGGTGGCACCGCTGGACAAGAACCGTTGTTCATTGGCCGTGTCAACGACCTTGACATTGACTACCAGCAGCCAGACAACTCGTTCGCTCTTGTCACTTGTGTTGATGACCTGTCATCGTTGGCTCGCACCAACCTGACCGGATTCAACCCTTCAGCAGAGCTCACATCGGCACGCATCAACACCATCCTTGACCGCCCCGAAGTTGCGTTCAGTACCGCAAACCGCGACATCCAAACAGGTATCGCCACACTCGGCACCGTCGCCTATGACGCCAACACCAACGTCAAGTCGGCAATCGACGCAGTTGTGTTGGCTGAGGATGGGCGGTTCTTTGTGAACCGTGGCGGTACGGCAGTCTTTCAGCCACGTGTATCTTTCTCGTTCGGTACCGCCAACATCCAGTTCAGTGACACGGTCGGCCCCGAAATCGCGTATCAACAACTGTCGGTTGGTTATGGGGCTGAGACGCTTTACAACAGTATTCAGGTTGGGGTGCAAGGGTTCGCAGTATCCACAGCCGTTGACTCAACATCAACGACCCAGTTTGGTATCAGCAACCTCAGTTTGAATGATGTGCCGTTGAATGGTCAGGCTGCCGGGGATTCGTTGGCTGCGAACCTGCTCGCCAAATACAAAGACCCGGTGTTCCGATTCAACGAGATTGGGGTGACGTTGAACGGGTTGAGTTTGGCTGATGCTCAAGCCGTGTCCACGCTCGACATCGGTGACCTGGTTGCAATCACTAAGACGTACACGACTGGGTCTCCTGCGACGGTTACGAAAACTATGTTCGTGGAGAGCTTGTCTCATGAGATTACGCCAGGTTTTCATCGGGTTCGTCTCGGCCTCGGTCAAGCCCAACTG